ATGGTGCAGGGACGCCGCAGGTCAGGCCCCCCACCCCATAAGAGATGGTGTTTCACCATCAACAACCCCACCCCCGCGGAGGAGAGACACCTGAGGGAAATCCCTGTAAACCAGGTGGATTATCTGATAGCGGGGCGGGAGGTGGGGGCCCAGGGCACACCCCACATCCAGGGGTTTGTCAACTTTGTGAAGAAGAAGACCCTCAACCAAGTCAAGCTGTTCGTGGGGCCTAGAGCCCACGTAGAGAAAGCAAGAGGGAGTGATGAGCAGAACAGAGACTACTGCAGCAAAGATGGAGACATACTTGTTGATGTGGGGTGCCCCCGCCGTCCTGGAGCTCGCCACGACCTGGCCTCAGCTGTGAGTACTGCCCTCTCCACCGGGGACCTCGGGCAAGTGGCTCAGTCACACCCAGAGACTTATGTGAAGTACCACAGGGGGCTGGCAGAGCTTATAAAGGCTTCCAACAAGCTGCCCAGGAGGGCTTGGAAGACTGAGGTCCATGTGCATGTGGGGCCCCCTGGCTGTGGCAAGAGTAAGTGGGCCTCAGAGTTTGCTGACCCAGAGGTGACCTACTGGAAGCCCCCCAGGAACAAGTGGTGGGATGGATATGCCAGCCATGAGGTGGTAATCCTGGATGACTTCTATGGCTGGCTCCCCTTTGATGAACTCCTCAGGATATGTGACAGATACCCCCTGGAGGTGGAGGTGAAGGGGGGTCTTGTTCCTTTTCTTGCCAGGACAGTGATTATTACAAGCAACAAGATGCCCCAGGAATGGTACTCCTCAGATGCTGTGCCTCATGCAGAAGCACTCTACAGACGGATTACTACTTTGATATCCTGGCAGACTGCTATGCAACCATCCACGGAGGATTCGGCCCCCCAATACCTCCCCCAAGCCCTGACCTGTCCCTGCTCTGAATTCCCCTATGAAATAAATTACTAGGGCCCCAATGTGCCCGCCCCCAAATAAAGCACTTGCCACACAATCCAGCACAGCCTCGGAGTTTATTTTATTAAAGTTTACACCCCCTCAGCACTGAATATGGGAAGGTAAGGGGCCACAGGTTGGGTGGAGTGTTTCTGGGCAGTCTTCAGGGCCACATTGTTGATGAGGTTGAGCTCTCTGAACTGCACATAAGCAGTGAAGATCACCTGCCACCTCATGTCAGCCTCAGACTGGTTCATGATGCTGTAGCCCAGGCCATAGTGAGAGATGGCTGCATACTGCATAGCCATCCAGAACTGGTTCCTCTTCCCAGGCTGAAAGTGGGAGAGGTTGTGCACCCCATCCACATCTGGTTTGGGCACAAAATATCTGGTGTGGGGCCTGTAATTGGTGAAGAGCTTTGCAGAGGAGTGATTTTCATAGGGGTTGTAGTTAATCTTATTTTGTTTTGGGAATGCATTCCCATCAGAATCAATGATAGTGAAACCATAGCGGTGCTGGCTTATTGCACCTGGTTCCTTGGGGAGAAACTTCACCTGCATGCCCCTGAACCTGAAATACTCCCAGGGCATCAGGTAGAAGTTAGTGCTGCTACCAGTTTTAGGGACAAAGTCTGTAAGAGCAAATTTGAACTTGTCCACGTAGTAGCTTTCCTCGTCTTGGGCGGTGGCCTTTGGGATGGTCAGGATGATCTCTCTCCGCAGCTTCACATTGAAGACACCGTTTCTTAGGCGCCACCGGGCCAGCCGCGGGATGCGGGGGGTTAATCTGCGGCGCCGCCAGCGTCTCCGCCCCCAGCCCCTCCTCCTGCGAAAGCGGCGGCGTCTCCACGTCACTGCAATTTAAAAAAGGCGCGGGCTGCTTCCTGTGCTGCCTATATAACGGGGTGGCTGCTAGTATTACCCAGCCACTTCGGCAGCGGCAGCACACAGAGCAGCACAGCAGCAGC